CGTTCATAGAATGCAGCAGCATAAAATGCCATTTGAATAAAATAGTTCGTAATATCTTCTTTTTTCTTTACACGACGAGATGTCTTAAAGTCGATAATAGAAAGTTGTCCATCAAATTCTGCAATACAGTCAACTTGTCCGGCACATTCCAATCTATCACTATAGAGAAATGTTTCTTGCATCCAAACGTTATTGATACGTTCATCTAGAATTTTTTTAATGTCTAAGAAAGAAGCAATATTGGCAGGCATGTGTTTGCCTTTCCAATCTTCTTCATTGTTTAAATAATCTTCTGCAAGGGAGTGAACAGCTGTACCACGTGTCGCAGCTTGCCGAGAAATCTTATTAGCTTCCTCTTCACCTACACGGGCGCGCCATGCTAAGATGGCTTCTTTTCCGAGAATGGAAAGAACTGTTGTAATAGAGGGATACGCTTTTCCATCTGGTGTGAAATAGCGTCGTCCCTCTTCTGTTGTTTTACGAGTGAGCTTTGGCAGCTCAATCCCGTGATCTACATGAGTAAACATAATATAACCTTTTTAGTAGCATTGTGTATACTATATCATACAATTAGAAAACTGTCAACCATTATGAATAGCTCGTTGAAGAACCGATAACTTTCCAAGCCCCAGCAGAAGATCTGATAAGTGTGAAACTAACTACGTCTGTACCATTTGCAGTACCAGACGGAGCAGATCCACCTTGCCATAGAATAGTCTGAGCAGATCCATCAATCTGAACTGCTGTTGGCATATATGCAGTGCCTCCTTGAGATAGTATAAGTGCAACACCAATAGTTCTGCTGTTTGTAGTCGGAACATTTGTAAAGTTAGCAGTAAAGTTGCCAGCGATGCTGGAATGATCGAATACTGCACCATTGTTCAAATTGTGTGTTTCTACGCCAGATGCACCAGGTATAGCATTTGTTTTTTCTGATATGGTCCCTAAGAATGTTGTTTGACCGTCCATTCTGATTGGTGTGTTATAGGTATCACTGCCAATTCTGATATTGTTTGTTTGTGAAGAATTACCAATGATAATGTCGTCACTTACGGCAGTAATTTCAATTTTTGCACCGATCATTTCGATGTCTTTGTCATATGCTGATTCGGCGGTTCCACCTTCAATTCTTAAGTGTTCACCTGTGCCATTAGAGAATAATCCATAACCATGAATAAATCCGACTGTGCGATCGAATTCTGTAAGGATTTTATGCGTATAACCAGTTAATGTACCACTTACTGTCATATCACTAAATGAAGATAGAGTAGTCCAAGCAAGTGTTCCGGCAGCGCTATCACCAACAATTAAAACTTGATTATTAGCACCAATAGCTGCGGGCTGTATCATACCATTAACGGCATTGAGATTAGAAACGCTAAAACCATTAGCATCAAGGTTACCACCTAAAACGGGTGAAGTATCATCTACAATTGCGGTAAGTTCGCTGCCTGTTGCTTGAGTGATGGTCATAAAGCTTAATGCGCCTGAACCATTTGTCATTAAGAATTGGCCACCAGCTCCATCTGTAGTTGGATAAGATAATCCATGCGCAAAGAATGATGATGTATTAGCAATAAAGAATGGAGCGCTTGTGTTATCTCTAATTTCTAATGAACCTGAAGTAAACCCACTTGAATTTTGCTGGTAACCACTAATTATTGGGCCGGTTGATAAGTTACCAAGATAATCTAATTTTAATTTATCGTAAGCGGCTTCTGCACCAGATTGTGTTCTAATTCTAAATTCAGATACGTTAGCCATTCTTAAGAATGCGCTTGCACCGAAAATAATATCATTTTGTTGTGTTTCTAAATCACCACCAAGTTGTGGAGTTGTATCTTCTACAAGATTTGACATGGTGCCACCGCCACCACCAACACCTTGGATACCTTGTGGCCCGCTTGGTCCTGTTAAACCTTGTAAACCTTCACCAGAAAAACCTTGGAAACCAGTTGTACCTTGTGGACCAAATCCTTGTGGGCCTTGTACACCCTGCACACCAAATCCGGTTAAACCTTGTAATGATGGTCCTTGAATACCCTGTGCACCTTGAATAGATATACCTTGCTCGCCGGTTGTACCTTGTGAACCAATAATACCTTGAGTACCTTGTGGACCAATAATACTAGGTCCTTGTACACCTTGTAAACCTAGGTCTCCTTGCAAACCTTGTGCACCTTGCGGACCTTGATCCCCTACGATGAAATCACCTTGGATACCTTGGATACCTTGAGCACCAGTGTCTCCAACACCAGTTGGACCTTGAATACCCTGAACAGATCCTGCAGGACCCTGTAGACCCTGTAATGAAGGACCTTGGAAACCTTGAATACCTTGTACACCTTGAAGATCAGAGCCAGGACCTTGTAAGCCTTGGATACCTTGTGGGCCAGTACCACCCGGACCAATCAAACCTTGAGTACCTTGAATACCTTGTGCGCCAAAACCGGCTGGACCTAAGTCTCCTTGAATACCTTGTACACCTTGTCCGCCACCACCTTGAATTCCTTGGAAACCTGGCTGACCATCAAAACCTCTGTCACCTTGCAAACCTTGTACACCTTGACCACCGCCACCTTGCAAGCCTTGAATACCTTGAGCACCATCTGCGCCAATACCATCTACACCTTGAATACCTTGCATACCTTGTACAGATCCGGCTGGGCCTTGAAAACCAGTAGTACCCTGTGTACCTTGGTTACCATCACCAGGTAAACCTTGATCGCCTTTAAGACCTTGTACACCTTGTGCACCATCGGTACCGTTTGTTCCATTCGTACCATTAATACCTGGATTACCTTGGTCACCTTTAAAACCTTGTATACCTTGCGCGCCATCGGTACCATTCGTGCCATTAGAACCGTTTAAACCTGCCGGGCCCTGCACACCAGCACCGGTAATACCTTGTACACCTTGGACACCAACACCACCGCCGCCGCCTAGACCGCCCCACGTTCCGCTAGCATATCCTTCAAAAGTGTTTGTGGAAGTATTAAATCTTAAATGTCCGGCTTGTGGCGATCCTGGTCTGTCTCCCGTGGCACCAGCTGGAATTTGAAGCGCACCAGTTGCACTAGTACGAGGAGCGATAGCATCAAAGTTATCGTCCATTTCTGTATACGTTAAGGCACTACCTTTATCACTACGTTTAGTAATAGCCATTATGTTCTTTCCCCGTTATTATTATAGTATTCACCAACATAAGCAATGAATCCGCTTGCTTCTACTCCAGAAGAGCTCGCTACATATCCATCTTCCACATAGCCGGCGTCTACGTATAAACCTACATCTGCATTCTCTATATTTATATAACCAGCGGCCACATAATCTGGAAGCACATACAGATACGAGGTTTCGCTTCCACTATAGCCTTCAACATATCCTGGATTGTTTTCAACATAATCAAAAGCGCAATATTCAAAAAGTTCTTGTTCTTCTAAAGTTGGTGTATCTTCAAAAACATAACATTGGGCAATAAGAGCAGCCTTTGCAACAGGATCTGTTTCTGCAGCAATCTGTGCTAATAATACTGCATAATTTGGATTAGCCATTATCCGCCCGCCGAAACTTTAGTAGATCCGGATTTTGCAGCATTTGCAACCCAAGATCCGTGGCCGCCCGTTGCATCTCCTTTTCTATGAACAGGTTTGCCCTCTATAGTAACTTTTGAAGAGCCTGCCACGGCAGGATCTCCACAACCAGTACCACCACCCACAACAACGGCTAATCCGCCATCAACATTTACGTGTGTTTGATTTGCGTTTGTATAATCTGTTCTATGAAATGGATTTGGTGTTGGACTAGCGTGGCCTATATGAACATCTAGACCTTTTCTTACGATTCCTGGCATCTTATTTCCTCTAAAGAAAGAATGCCCCGAAGGGCACTCTAACTCTCCTTATGCTGCTAATAATTGCTCTTTTGCTAATATATATTCTTTTACTAATCCTGACCTAACAATATCTTCTGGTGTGAATTGTATTGTGGCGAAAGATGATATATTATTAAGAACATTTAAAAATTCCGCTAGACCTGAAACGTCTGCTTTATTGCGGGAAATAATTAAGTCATCCTGTTTTGTGTCTCCACAGAATACGATTTTAGATGATTCTCCTACTCTAGTAATAATCGTATCTAATTCGTGATAAGTCATAGACTGACATTCGTCAACAATAATAATCGCATTATCGAATGTAAGACCTCTAACAAATGATGAGGTCATAAACCTTATCATACCTTTTGCTTTGAGTATCTGATATGCATCTCCCCTCCCAAAGAGATCATTTACGATATCAGTATAAGGCGCTTCAAAAACTGCTTCTTTTTGCTGTTTTGAACCGGGCATAAATCCTTGTTCGCGCGTCTGAACTGCAGATCTAATTACGATGACTTCCTCGTACCCTCCTTTTTGTAGTACATCGTTGAGCGCTAAATACATTGCGCACATTGTTTTTCCTGTACCTGCTGTTCCGATGGCCGCGATATTGTATCCCTCTTTGTATGAACTGAATAGATCTGATTGAGTTGGAGTTAGTGGTGATATTTTCCTCATTGAAAATCTTTGATTTAAAATACCAACCATATGTTCCTGCTCTCGTTCTTGTCTAAGCTTTTCTTTACGAGATAATCTTCGCTGTTGTCTTGCCATGAAACCTCCTATTGACTCCCAACGGAGTTAGAAGTCATTGATTGTGTTTTTAATTGATCGCGATCCACCGTGATGGTGTTTCACGTTTTTGAGAACATCACGAAAACTCGCGTCAGGCTTGCGAAGCCCAAGGCGAACAGAGTCGCCAATACTTGGCGGCCTTACAATTCTTTGCTGAAGGTGTGGATTTTTGAGCTTGAATTCGTCAAGCTCAGATATCTTCATCGATTCTTCGATGAGTTCATTGGTGTTTATATCTAAAAAAGTATACGTTGGCAAACAGTATCTCCTATAAAAAAGGATAAGCTGCAGTACAGCTTACCCACACGAGTCATAATATAATCCGTACTTAAGTCTATTTATAAAATATTAAGCATGACCAGTAATGATTTCATAAATTTCTTTCCAATTTTTTACTCGAGGAATAATACCACCAGTAAAAGCATCAAGATTATGATGATGATCTACCAGAATACTTTCCAATCCAAGACTAGTACCAAGAACAGCATTTTCTGGTTTATCTTCAATCCACCAGCAACCAGTATCTTCGTATGGAGCAAGTGCTTCATCTTTGTCAGCACCAGTATCCAAATAAGTAAAGCTTTCAAAGACACTTGGACCAAACATCTCAATCAAGTTTTTAGTACGCAAATGTTGTGCATAGTAATCTTCACTTAAAGAACTAATAACACGGAAAACATATCCATGATCTTCGTGGAGCTTTTTAACATATTTAATTGCATCTCGAAGAGGAGGAAGCTTACGAATCCAAGCAGATTCATTAAACATACGAACAATACGTTCTTTGTCTTCTTCTGCTAGCCCGTAGCGAGTACCCACATGATAGTTAGATTCGCATCCAGGTTGAACTTTATAGTTATGTTTTTCCATCCACTGAGTAAATGCATACTCCCAGTCAAGAAGTACACCATCAACATCGGTAAGGATTACTTTATCACTCATATTCATCATATTCTCTTTCATCATTGTATATACGTATTATAGCAAAAAAGGGAGCTGTTGTCAACCCCCTTTTTTTTATTTTTATGCAAATTTAAATTTTGCTTGCGATTCAGAACACTTGTACATTTTACCGTCAGTACCTTTGTAAACGAAAGGATACTTGTAAGAACGTGTGTTGTATTTAACAAGCTCTTCACCACGAGCATTTTTAAAGTTTGTGATACCAGCCATTTTGGCATAAAGTTCAAGAGCTTTGTCGGTACGAGTAGTTGCACCTTTGATAACTGCTTTAACTTTGATATCTACTTCAGCATCGCTAAAACGCATGTTACCAACTTCAAATTTGATATTTGCACCAAACTTATCAAGTACAGCTTGCATTTCTGTACGAAGAACTTTAAGAGTAGCTTTGTCAAACTGGTTTACGTTTTTCATAATGTAGGTTCCTTTTGTTTGATTCCTTATATTATTAATATAAGTCATCTTAGAACAAATGTCAACCTTTTTATGAAAAAAAGTTTGCTTTAAAAACAACTACTTAAAAAAAAGTTGCTATTTTTTTCGTTTTAGATTGAAATCTTCATCATACCAACGATCAGCGAACTTTTCTTTACGACGGTCTTTTCGCTTTTGAAGTTGCTTATCTTTTCTTTTATGCGAACCTTCGTCATTTCTCCCCCACTCGTCATCTTCCCAACTATCGCGGAATTTCTTGATGCGCTTCGACATTTTTATTTAACCACTCTCTTATTAGTCCTGGATTAAATCAGGAAATGCTTCCTGAACTGCTTTTTTAGTTAGCCCTTTAAAGGCTTTCTTAGAAATCATAGTGCACAAAATTTCAGCATCTTCATTATCAACATCTTGCAATAACTGAATAAACAAAGTTTCTCGTTTAATTTGATTCAAGTTATCATACCCACCACCTTTAATAAAAATCCTTAGTCGACGAGATTCTCTATACAATAAAGATTTTGCCTCGTCTTCATATTCATTTTTTTTCCAAGGCGGGGCTGTATCTGGTATCAAAAATTCAATGCTATTATCATATGTATATTTTAGGATAATTCTCAATGCAGGATTATCATTTTTTTGAAGCCAAGCAATTTTATCAGCTTTTTGCTGAATTTTTGGAATTTCGTTGATAATTTCTGCAATAGAAATACGTACTGCCATTTTAAAAGTCCTGTATATCTGTAATCAAATGTTTCAATTTCTTTTTGACGAAGAAATTAAACAACTGTTCGCGTCCAACTTCTTTATCTTTATTATATTCTTCAAGGATAATATCTTGATATTTTTGAGGAATTTCAGCCAAATCAATCATCATTTTGTTACGATAATAACGACGAAGTGTTTCCTCATCCATCTGTTCTGTACCTTGAAGATACAAGTCCATGCGCTTTTTAGTCATCATCTTTTGGCGTTCACCAATAGCCAAACAATTATCAGATGATAAGATGTTTGGTACACCATCGCCAGTATCACCTTTGATGATATGTTCTTTTAGATATTGATGAGGAGTATCATTACGAATCCAACGCTTGCGAATTGGGTCATATTGATCTACATTAGCATATGTTTGAAGCTGAATGTAATCTTTATCACCAGACAAGATTAAGAATTTTTCAGAACCAATGTTTAGTTCTGAACCATACTCATGAATAATGGTACCAATAACATCATCTGCTTCACAATGATCAATATGAATTACTTTATAAGGAAAGTGATCTTTGAGTTCACTACGAATGGTGTTAATAATATCAAAAAGAGCGTTCCAATCCATTTCGGATTCATCTCGAGATTTTTTACGATTTGCCTTATAGTAAGGATACGCTTCTTTACGCCATGTATTTTTGCCATCAGCACAAATTACAACTTCACCATATTCTGCGGTAAACTTTTTGCGGTTTGCTCTGATAGAATTTAAGAACATGTGGCGGATGATATTCTCATCAGCTGCCACATCTGTGTGGTTACCAATACTTGCGAATAGCGAAGCAAGGATAACCTGATTATAATCAATTAAGATTGCCATATTTTTTCTCGTTTTTAATTTATCTACAGATTTATATTAAATCATGTAGAAAGAAATGTCAACCCTTTTCTTCACTTAATTCTCTTAAAAGTTTTGACCATAGGCTTGAAAAGGCTGCAATGTCATTGCGGGCCAAGCCAAAGCGATCAGATCTTGTGAATCTGTGCAAGAATTCAGGATCTTGTTTTTGGTGTTCTAAAACTCCACGAGTAATACCATAAGCGATATTAGCATGAGTCGCAGCATCTTCGTGGTAATCATACATAATGGTTGCATTAGCTGCAGTTTCAGATAGAGCACCGTAGTTTGGATGAATACATAGACATCCGCTCTTAACAGCTTCAATAAGTGCAATACACGAAGTTTCTTTCCAGATGTTTGGATACAAGAAAATATGCGCATCATCTAAAGCTTTAAGAATAGTTTCGTTACTTTCAAACCCATGATATGTCATTTTAGGATGTTCATGAATTTTTGTGAACAAATCAACATATGGTTCATCACGGTTTGCCCAACCATAGATGGCAAACGAAGAATAAACATCTAGGTGAATATTTTCGTAATCTAAAGACAGTGCATCAAAAATCGGATACACTAGCTCCAATCCACGGTGTGGAGTTGTGTGATAGATAAAACGAATTGTATCAGTATTTTTTGGTGTATCTCGTGGCTCATAACGCTTTTCCACGGCATTAGGAATCACGTGACATTTAGAATACGGAATGCCAAAACGCAGAATGTATTGGTCACGCTGCCAAGACGTTACAAAAACAAAATGATCGAATTTTTTCCAACCACCATCTAAAAGAATTTTATTTTCTGGATCTTCCATTAGATCGTGGCACCAGAAAATATTC